GGAGTTCCACACCAGGTACGCAGCCAACAGCGCTGCGCCCAGGTATGGGTGATGCGTGGCCAAGAGCAATGTAATGAGTAGAATCATGACATCTCAATCATCTCTTGCATCCTCTGCCACTCTGGTCCCTGTTGCAGCTCCAGCTTCGCTCCGTCCATCCAGTCCATGAACCAGTATTCCAGGCGATGGATTTCTTTGTTTTCGTTAACGAATGCCCGCAGCTCGTCGCTGGGCCCGCCCCAGGAGAACTGCCAACGCCAATAACCTTCCAATTGGTCGGTGAATGTATGCGGTTCTACGTAGTCGAATCCCAATGCCTCGTACTCTGGGTCTTGCAAATCTTCTTGCCTCAGCTTCCACTGTTCATCTATGCGCTCTGCGCAGGTCTTCTCGTAATCCTTCTTTAATGCTTCAGTCATTGTTTCTTCCTTTCTAGTGCGCAGGGACGCCAGACGCCTCCAATTGTTAATCTGGATTAGCTGGGAGCTACCACAGCTGGGCTCGTCCCCTGATAACTATATAGTCCCATCTTATTAGATAGTCAAGAGGCAAATGAAGATTAAGTTCCACTCCAGTCAGCAGGTTGTGTTGCACCATGTCCCTTATATACGTGCCACGGGTAGTAACGGTTAACAATGGAAATGGAGATCCTGGTGAGCTGCACAAGCTGCAGGGAGACCTGACCCCTATTACTATGCCTGTCTGTTGGGCTCTGGCAATGGATAATGGAGAAGGTGTTCAGCCACCTGAGTCCAGGCTGCTGGGGATGCGGGGAGCTCTACCCTATAATGGGGGGCCGAGGTAATTGTCAGTGAAGAATGGAGAATGGAACTTGGAAATATGTAGAGTGTCCTCTGTCCGAGGTGCTGAAGCATAATAAAACTTCTTCCGCCTTGCAAATAATGGTTGTATAGCCAGTTTTTTTGGAAGGCAGATAAACCTATTTTATTACTGCGAGTTACTTTCAACTCCACAAAAACGCTTATGCCGTCCTGGATGCCGTAAACGTCTGGCACACCAGGCATAGCCCAAGATTCTAATCTAGTCCAATGAATGGAAGTAATATTCTTCTTAACCAACTGCCATAGTTTAGACTCTGGTTTCATGTGGCGATCCCAGCAAGGCTCGAACTTGCGACCCATTCATTAAAAGTGAATTGCTCTACCATCTGAGCTATGGGATCAGAAGGGCCAACCAAAGTAATATAAAAAACCTATTACAATTAGTGCAATTTTCCAGTGCATGGCAAAGAGTATTACAAATATTAATAATACAATTTGTATCACGGCTGTAATCTCATCAACTCTTGTAGCTTCCAATACCACAAAAGGCGAAACTCAAAATCCTCTGCTGTTACCATTGCATGGCGAAGCCAACCTACACGATTCCAAAACAACTCTTCAGTCATCTTGATTTGCTCCCTCACTACCCTTGTCCTGCTCTTCAAGATATGAATCAATCATGTTAGCTATAAACCTAAACTCATCTTCTGGTGTCTGACCAGTGTTGTTCCAATCTATTTTACCATTGGTCTTACAGATACCAGAAATAGTTTGTAACATTTTAGTAGGGCTCATTACTCCCTCTCTATAATTTGTCATTTTCTATCATTCTCCTTAACATTAATTACTAACTCAACAGTTTTATCAGACCAACCACCAGTAACAGTTTCAAACCACTGATCTAATAACGGAACTAATTTTTTAAGTTCAATACCGTCAATGCCGTCAAGACTATTCAATATACAATTCTTTTTATCTTTACCATTAGTCCACTTTGTACCAATGTCATTTACTACGTATTTATCTACATGCATAACTTTCTCCTTTTTAATGAATTGGCGTTCATGAAACTTCGAAACGGATTCGGTACCAATTCATAAACCTATATACTCCCAACTATTTAGATAGTCAAGATTTATTTTCTAATTCTTTTACTTCTTCAAACGTTGTTTCAATACTGTATTGTTCTTTTAAATCTTGAAGTTTCTTCTCAACCTCTTCCCTAGACATTGAATCAATAGTTCCTGTCAAGATTTCTTTCTTATCAACATACAAACCTGCAATCTGTCCTCTCCTGGTCTCTGCAGCTACAGCAGCATTATAATTACCAGCAGCTGAAGCCTGATCTCTAATTCTAGCCAATGTAGAAAGAGAACGCTCCTGACTACACTTGTACCTTTCAACAGCAGCACGACGCTCTGCATCAATTGCTTTTGCAACAAGTGGGTATCTGTCTGGGTTTTGTAACTCTGACGCCCGTACCTTCGCAGAACCAGCTGCATATCCAGCTTCCACAGCACATTGAGTTGCAGTTTTTAAACCTTCGGAATGGACAAACAGCAGAATAAACTTGCGTTGCTTCTGTGTTATGTTTCTATCAAACAGTAAGTCTGATAATGCATCTGGTAATTTTACTTCTTCTAATTCGCTCATTTCAATAGATGTTTTTTACAAGATAATATATTTTTATTATAAAACCTAGCAAAATCGAGTTATTTTAGTATTTTGTAACTTCTTGTAACTTATAAAATACCTTAAAAGTAACAAAAAAGGTAAGTATTCTGCTACTTGTTACTTTGTTACCTTGTAACTTGGTAGTCTAATAAAAAAGAAAGTGTAACTACTTGAGTAAAAACATCTATATAAAACGACATTTAACCAAAAAACTTAGGATCTTCCTTAATTAATCGCAGTGCTTTGTCCAAAGCCTCTCTACCATCTGTAACTATTTGTTCCCATTCGTTGGGCGTATAGGTTCTATCAAATTTTGGGTTAAAGAACTTCACATGGAAGTTCGGGCATTTATTGCACTTTTTTACTTGCCTTATTGGGCTTGACGGGAGAGTGGTGTACATATCTTTTTATCCTTTGTAATGGAAATAAAACAACATTCTTAGGTAAATTCTTCTTAAAATAAATGGAGTCCATCATTATCATGTGGTTGATTCTGTCTTTTTTGTTGGTCCGTGAGGCGAGGATCGTGTCCAGTAAGTCCCTCTGCTTCAGTATTTCTTCGTGATTCATTATCTTTTTCTCTTTGGAGGTAATCCAAGTTTAGGTTTAATAGTTTTACCTATTTTAGTTCGTTTAGGCATATCCACAGGTCCACCACGTTTTAACCCAGTAACATCAGGCTTTTTCGCTTTTATCATAGCAGCACCTGCCTTAATTTTATCACTAGATATAACACCTGTATCTTTTAAATTTTTAACTAATTTTAATTTTTGAGCTGCTGTTAAACCTAATCCTTTTAATACTTTAGATGCTCTTCTTCTATCATCTTGAGTGATTCTTCCAGCAGGTTTCAAAGTTCTTGCTAATAATTTATCGCTACCTACTCTTTTTGTCTGTGTTTTTGGCATTATTTTTTCTTCTTTTTTACTTTACCAGCAGGACCTTTAGACGATCCTGTCTTACCAAAAATACTAGCGCCTGCAAGTAAACCACTTTCTCTAGCATTATTAAAATCATCAATATTTAACCTGCCAGTGGGTTTTCTGCTTCTTGCTAAATTTAAAATTCTAGTGTTCATACGACTTGGGTTTTCCTCCATAAAACGCTTTAACGCTGGGCCCATGCCTTTGTTTTTTGGTATACCTGCACCACCTGGCGTTCTATTAATTGAATCAAGTAAACTTTTTCTTTTTCTATCTCTCTGGTCTTTAAGAATCTTGCTTCTTGCAACGGATTCAGACGCTTGACCACCCATGGCTTTCTTAATAGGCATTACTGACTTAGCACCAGTTTGTTTTCTTCTTTTAACAAATGCAGATGCAGATTTTTGTATTGTGCTGACTGTGCCTGATTTAGGCGTAGGTTTAAACCCTGGTATGAGTTTAATTATGCTTTTAACAACCATTTAACGTCCTTTCCTTTTTTACGGGGCTACCGTAGAATGGTCGTTGACCTTATCAGATAGCCCCATTTCGGGAGTGAAAAATGAAAAAAATATTTCTCACCCCGAAAGATAGAGCAAAATGGAAAAATTCGCAACTAAAAAGGTGGTTCACCCCTAAAAACGATCACTGGCCTTGATGGGATAAATTTTGTAGTTTTTAAAGCCTTCATCTTCCTCGGCGTCAAGTGGCGGACCGTAGTATACGCTGCATGACCCTGAGCCGTCGTCCCAAGACTGGCTGTAGTATTCATCATCCTTAACTTCGCCCGACGAGTTACAAACTTTACATTGTTCAATGGCTTGTTCACTTTCGAACCTTAGCCTTAGAAATCCATTCCCTTTGCAATTGAAACATATCATACTCTTCTCCTTTCTCATCGACAACCATACTACCAACATTTTGTACTGTTAGTAAATATAGATCACCATATCTCTTTCTAATTATATTCTCAATTCTATGAAGCTTGAAACGAACCAAGTATTCGTCCTTGGTCCGTGGGTCACGCTTCGCTTTTTTATTTAACTTAAACATCTCATTCGTAAGACGTTGTATCAAACTAAGTTTTTGCATCTATCTTTCTCTTTTTTGCTTCTTGTTTTACTAAATGTGTAATTTGCATACCTGCCGACCTATCATCTTGCTCGGCAATTTTTTTTAATATTTTATAAGTCTCAATGGCCACTGCCACCGACTTGAACTTCTTGATATCCATCCTCATCCTCTGGTTTATCATCGTACTTGTGATTCAATAACTCGACGTCACCAAGATCAATGGAAGGTTGACTTGTTGAGTGAGCCACGGGCGGTGTAAACTTACGCCCACAATTTTTAGCGAGTTGCGTCCATGTTTCAGCATACTCTTGGTAATGCTTCATCATAGGTTCATCGTTAATCATACGTGAATCATTAGCACGCATTAAATTTATCTTGGCCCTAGCTAGTCTAGTTCCAAGCTTAAAGCCTTCTTTAAATACAGCTTCGTAGTCTTTTTTTAGTACAGTCATTTCTTTCT